CTCCATTTTAATACCATTCGGCAAAACAGTAGAACGGCTCGCCCCGTCTATAACGTCGTCTAAACTTTTCTTTAAAGGTACCGCTTGCTCTGGCTTAATTTGTGCGTCACTGGTAAGCAAAAACTTAAGCACTCCGTTTTTATAAACGCCTGCGCTTTGGCTAATAGCCGCCAAGTCAATACCTAAAGTTTCAGCGTGCACCACAATAGGAGAAAGCCCTACTAGTGGGTCGTCGCCGCAAAGCCCTTTAAAGTGCAGCATGTCGGCAGCTGGCACAATATTGGGAAAGCCTTTTAAGTTAATTTTGTAGAACAGTTGCCCGTCCTGCATTACTGGTGTAACGTAGTCTGGTGCAATGGGGTGTAACTCAATACCAAGGTAACGGCCGTCTCTGTTTTGCCGAATGGTATTAAAATGGAGAAGCTGAGCCTTAGCCCAGAGGAGGCTCAGTACTTAGAAACGCGTAAGTTTTCTGCTGAGGAAATAGCCCGTATTTTTGGGGTGCCCGCTTCCATGATTGGCGCTAAAGACGGTATTAAGTCTAGCGTAGAGCAAGAGTACCAAGACTTCTACGCCCGCACCTTGGCGTCTTATGCTATTAACATAGAGCAGGAACTTGCCCGCAAGCTGTTAACAGAAAACGACAAGCTAACATATTATTTTAAATTTAACTTTAACTCACTATTGAGGGCCTCCGCCAATGAGCGCGCAGACTATTATAATAAAGGCATCCGTGGCGGCTGGCTCTCGCGTAATGAAGCCCGCATGTTTGAAGACGCTAACGGCTTTGACGGTGGCGACGAGTACCTAATAGAGAGTAACTTAATGCCGTCTAGTAAAATTAACGAATACATGGACGCCAAAATAGCGCAGCTTATGAGCACGGCCGACAAAAACAATAACCCAGAGGGCACTAACAATACAGAAGTAATCTAATGAAACAAGAGAAGCGAACCTTTACAGGCACCGTAATAGCAAGAGCAGACGGTGAGAACATGCCTAAAGAAATTGGCGGAATTGCTGCTGTTATTAACTCAGTGACCGACTTAGGTTATTTCGAGGAAGTTATAAACGCTGGGGCTTTTGACTACGCTTTAAGCAAAGAGTATGACATTCGCTGCTTGTTTAACCACGAAGCCGAGTTAATACTGGGCCGCACCAAAGCAGACACCTGCAAAGTGTTTGTAAATGCCGACGGCAATTTAGAGTATACTTGGGTACCCGACTATGAGAACCCTACCCACATGTCAGTAGTTCGCTCTATCATGCGCGGCGACATTACGCAAAGCAGCTTTGCCTTTACTATTAAAGAGCAGTCTTGGACTACCTCGGAAAAGTACGGCAATATGGGCAAGCGAGTTATTACTGTAATCGAGGACCTATACGACGTTAGCCCAGTAACTTACCCAGCTTACGCCGACACTGAAGCCGACGCTCGCAGCATTGCAGCTATGCGCGACGAAGAGCAAGAAATAGAGGCGGCTAAGAGAAGCCAAGCCTCTGCCGACGTTTTGCGCTTGGCCTTATTGCGTTACCAAAACTTATAAAACAAAAAACAAAAACCATGAATAAAATTAAAGCATTGAAAGAAGAGCGCGGCCGCCTGTTGGGCGAGTTGTCTACTCTGCAAACTGTGATTGAAAAAGAGGCTCGCTCTATGGCTGACTCTGAAACTAACCGCTTGGCTGAAATCGAGGCTCGCCTTGGTGCTATTAAAGCTGAAGTTGAAACCCTCGAGAAGTTGCAAAACTTGGCAGCTCAAGCCGCTGGCCACACTGCTAGCCGTAGCGAGGAAAAAGAAAAGTCAGAAATGGCTAAAGAGTATAGCTTTAAGCGCGCTATTGACATGGCTATTTCTGGCCGTCGTGATGGTGTTGAGGGTGAGTTTTCTGCCTTGGCTTCTAGCGAGTACCAGCGTAGCGGTGTAAGCGTAAGCGCTCACTCTATGAAAATCCCTTCTGAAGTTTTCAAGCGTGACATGTCAGTTACTGGCGGAACTTCTGGTTCTGAAGGTGGTGTTAACGTTCAAACTTCTGTAGGTTCTATTATTGACGTATTGCTTCCTAAGACTGTATTGCGCGGTTTGGGTGTACAGCAGTTGTCTGGCTTGGTGGGTAACTTGGACATGCCAACTGCCTCTACCGTTCCTAGCGCTGGATGGAATACTGAAAACGGTTCAGCTACTGAAAAGAGCCCCGCTTTCTCTAAAATCACTTTTAGCCCTAAGCGTTTGGCTGCTTACATTCAAGTTTCTAACCAGTTAATGCTTCAGTCTTCTAACAGCATCGACGCTTACGTGCGTAACTGGTTGCTTAATGCTATGGCTCAGTCTTTGGAAACTGCTGCTATTAAAGGCGGTGGTACTTCAGAGCCTGTGGGTATTATTGCTAACTCTTCAGTTAACGTAACTTTCGCAGGTGGTGCAACTTCTAACAGCACTAACGCAAACGGAATCGCGCCTGTATGGGCTGACGTTGTTAACTTGATGAAGGCTGTAGAAAATGCTAACGGCGAGGGCGTTGCTTACTTGACTAACCCTAAAGTTAAAGCTGCTTTGCAAACTATTCCACGTCAGTCTTCTGGTGTAGAAGGTAACTTTATTTGGCCTGCTGGCGGTATGGACTTGAACGGCTACCCTGTGGCTACTTCAACTTTGGTACCATCTAACTTGTCTAAAGGTAACTCTAGCGCTTTGTCTGCCATGATTTTTGGAGACTTCTCTAAAATGGCTATCGCTTCTTGGGGTGGTATGGAGTTGACAGTTGACCCTTATAGCGGTGCTACTGCTGGCTTGACTAACGTTGTTTTGAACGCGTACTTGGATTGCAACTTGTTGCAGCCTACTGCTTTCGCTGTTTGTAAAGACATCGTAGCCTAATAGCTTGACCGCTTGGGGTCGTAAAAGTTCCAAGTGCTAAGGGCCGTCTTGAGTGCACGGCCCTTGGGCTAAATGAAGATTAAGTTTATTGCAAACCCAACAGGAAAATTTAACCTTAGCTACAACGCTGGAGAAGAGGCTATAATGGAAACTAAGCAGGCCATGCTTTTAATAGAGGCTGGAGTGGCTGAGGAAATTATAGCGCTTACCCCTAGCAAGCCTAGCAAAAAAGTAAAACCAGTAAACCCAGAAACTGAGCTAGACGCTGAGTAAAAAAACTATGTTAGTCTCAAGACATTATACCGCCTACACAAACGCAGCCACAGACTACTTAAGTTTGGCCGACGCTAAGACTCATTTAAGAGTTACCGCTAGCTCGGACGACTCGTATATTAGTGGGCTTATTGCTATGGCTATTGAGGCTTGCAGTAATTACTTAGGCTACTCAATTAGAAAAGCGACGGCACGCTATGGCTTTGACGGCTTTACAGGCCAGCCAGCGTTAGTTAATCCTCTTAACGGTACCAACATACCAAGCGGCAATTACTTGCGCTTAAATACGCGCTGCTTAGCTGTTGGCGGTGTGTACTATGTTAATGAGTCTAACGCGGTAACTGCTTACGACGCTGCCGACTGGATAGCCAGCCCAGAGCCAATGGGTTTATTTAGCCGTAACATATTTATAGAAACCGCACCAACGCAAGTAACTGACGACAGTATAAAGTATATTGTTGAAATTACAGAGGGCTTTAACCCAGTTGGCACGACAAGCGTAGAGCCAGACACAATTTTTCCAGCGACTATTAAGCACGCTGCGCTTTTATTGGTGGCTCAATACTACGACAATAGGCAGGCAATTATTACGGGCACTATTTCTAGTGAAATGAGCTACGGGTTTCACTACTTGTTAGACGCTTACAAAATACAAATACTAGTATAATGAACGCGGGCTTAATGGACGTGCTAGTAAGTTTGCAAAGCTACACGGAAACAATAGACACCAACACAGGGGAGAAGCTGCAAACTTGGACCGAGTACGCTACGGCATGGGCCCAGCGCGTAGAGCAGGAGAGCGGCAGCGAGAATGTAAACGCGGACCGCAGAGAACATAAACAAATTGTGTTTTATACTATTCGCTATAATTCTGCCGTAGGTGTTAAGCATAGAGTAGTAGACGACAGCGGCACGCACAACATTGTTAACATAGCCAATTTACAGCGCAACTTATATTTGAAATTGCAAACCGAATTAACCCAATAATGGCAAAAGAGCAGTTAGAAAATATGGCCGAAGTATTACAGTCTTTGCATGCTATGGGGGTAGAAATTAAAAGCCCCAAGTTGCAGGACGTTATACAAAAAAACAGCGAGCCAATTATAGCGACTGCTAAAAGTTTGGTGCCTTCTGACACTGGGGACTTGCGCGACTCTATTGGGTTTATTAAAAGCAAAGACAGCAGCAACCTAGACAAAGCTTTAATAGGTTTGCGTAAAGAGTACTATAATAGCTATTTGGGGGCCATGTTTGAATATGGAACTGTAGCGCGTATACAGTCAAGTACTGGCCGCTATACTGGTAACATTGCACCAGTTCGCTTTATGCAGCGCGCTGTTGACGCTAACGCAACCCAAGTGACAGAGAATATAATTAAAGGCGTAGACGGAATACTACGCGACTTAGCAAAGAAAAATAAACTAATATATAAATAACTATGGCAACCACTGGACCAGTAAACGGTACGCTCATAAGCATCTACAAGGATGTCAGCGGCACTTTAACTAAAATCGCTAACGCGACTTCTCACAGCGTCGACATTTCTAAGGACATGATTGACGTAACTAACAAAGACAGCGCGGGCGCTAAGGAGTTTATTGCTGGCGAGTACGGCTACACTCTTAACGTCGAGGGCATTTTTGAAGGCGACAGCTCAGTAAGTACTAGCGGCTTGTCTTTTAAAGACTTGCTTACAGACCTTTTGGCTGGCACTTCTGTTACCGTTGTTATGACTACCAATGTAAATGGAGACGAGAAATTTACAGGCTCTGCTTTCTTTAGCAGCTTGTCTTT